ACGCCTTCTGGGCGAGTGGGTCGGAGTGGTCACCACCCGGAGCCACGAAGTAGCTCTGGAGGGTCTGGCTGTCGCCAATCGCGTAAGCGTCTGGTCCGAGGAACAGAGCGTTGTACACGTTGCCGCTTGAAGCACCAGCGGTCGCGTAGACCTTGGCGTCCGAGGAGACGATGAAGCGCACGCCTGCGAACATACCAATCTCGCCCGTGAGCAGGTTGGTGTTGTCCACATACTTGCGCGACTCGATCCAACCGTTTACGCTGGTGTCTGACACGAGGTCATACTCCTGCGCAGGGTGGATGATGCAGCGGTACGTGCCGTCAGCGAACTGAGGAACGTTGCTGCCCTTGAGGCGAGCGACCATCTGCTTAACGAACGCTCCCGAAAGGACGCCCGCCGCAGCGACCGCGCTGTTCGCCGTGTTGGCGGTCAGCGTGGTTGCACCCGTGGCGCCGAAGACGGCGCTGGTGAGTGCGGAGCTAAAGATCTCGTCGCGGACGAGGTGGTCCATTGATCGAACAGCCTTGTAAGCAACACGCTCAGCAGCGATGCTGATGAGGTCGTGTGGCGAGTCAAGGTTGGCGAGGTCCGAGACCGCAACCGTCGCGCCGTACTGCGCAGCGGTGAAGAACTCGGATGAAATCGTGAGGGCATCGTCCGTTGGGGCGACACCTTCCGAAAGAACCGTCGTGCTAACCGCGAGGTCGGCATAACGAGCGTAGCGAAGGGTGTTCGTACCCTTGATGAAGCGAGCAGGGACGTACATCCCTGGCATCGCGTGAACGGCACGTGCGCGCAGTTCCTCTTCAGCCCGTGCAGCGACAAGCTGCGTGACTAGATCGGAAAAGTTTGACGTGCCGGTAGTCGTGGTAGCCATTGTATGCTACTCCTTCTTACTCAGCGAATGGATTTCCCAACGCCTTCAGAGCATCAGAGATACTCTTTGAGTTGGGCTTTTCAGTTGGCGCGGCAGTTGCCCGACGCGCATTGTTTGGATCCACTGGCGAAGGGGCCGACTCTGGGGTAGCAGCGGCACTAGCCTGCTTCACGAAGCTTTCCAGCGCAGCAGCGCGGCCAACCTCATCAAGATTGCTGGTGTCCTTTAAGAACTGATACGCGAGTGGGTATTCCCGTGCTAGGCGCTCTTCCTTCACAGCCCGCTCGGCGGTTGCAGCCTTCTGCTCAAGTTCTCGAATCTTGGCTTGCGCCCTCTCGAACTCAGACATTGATGCCTGCTCCTGCTCTGCCTTCCAGCGTGAAAGTTCTTCCGCCTTAGAACGGAACTCATCGAGTTCCTTCTTCGTTGCGGTGAGTGCCTGATCCTTGCCTGCTAGGCGCTTCTTCCAAGTGGTAACATCCGCCTCGTTCTCAGTGGGAACAGCAGCAACCTCTGGGGCTACTACCTCATCCGACTGAACCGGGGCGCTGTTTACGACTTCGTCAGCCACAGCATTTCTCCTTTTTCTAATTCCTCCCCCGCACAGCGCGGAGGTTAATTCTTACCTTGTAGGATTTCGAGGACATCTGGTGCGCCCTCGGTTAGATCTGGGGTGTCCTTGATAATGTCGTCAGCGGCGTTGAACCCCATTCGCCACGTACCAGCAATAGATGCTCCGACAACCTGCTCGAATGCAGCCTGTGGGATATTGGCCACATCAAGACCTTCGCCCTTAAGACCTTCGCCGATGACGTACTTGCGGAAGGTTGACGAGAATCCAAAGCCGATGTTGTCTGGCGTATATGGGACAAGCCACGTCAAAAGCATCCAGGCTTCTGGATTGTCCTCAATCCACGTCCTGAACTCTGGGTCGTACTTCTCTGCCGCAATGACGGAATCAGAGACGCTGTCCAGTGCCTGTAGTCCAAGGAAGAGTCGGTCGCCGCCAAGCTTTCCTGGGAATGGTGTCTTGACCATTAAGCGGACAAACTCAGGGATAACCTTGCCGACCATATAGGACAGCGGATAAAGGGCAAGGAGCGGATGGTTAAGGCTGCGCTCCCACCAGGCTCGGTTTGGATCAAAGTAAATTGCACGACGCGCCCGCTCACCCTCTCGTGCCGCAGCAGTTCGTGCTGCCTCAACGACGTTCTGGTATAGCATTCGTTCTTCTGGTGTCTTGAGCGCAATGAGTCCGACCTTCTCTCCTGCTTTGATCAGTTCGCGCATTGCGATAGGATCTGTTCTTGCAATGAAGTCAAGTCCGATGTAGTAAGCAATCTTCTCTGGGTCGGATGTGTTAAGGAACTTTCCAACCGACGCAATGACCTGTGGGGATTCGTCGTTGAGAACGCCGTACAGCCTTCGCGCCATACCCTTAGAAATAATTGCCTCAAGCGCACTTTGCTTTCGGTCGTCAACCGCGAGAACGCTTCTCTTTACTGCGAGACCAACATCCCTAACGCCAGCCTGACCTTTTGCCAACTTGCCGAGGGCTTCCATTACCATTGGTTCTTTATTGGCAATACGAATCGCAACCCCATTGGAGGATTGCATAAATGCAGTCTGTGCGTCGCCAACTTGGTTGTGCTCGGCGAACTCTCCAATTATACCACGTGTTCCAATGGCGTTCTTGTTTAGACCTGCAATGCGTTCTTCACGAACGCCAGCGCCAGTCGTAAACCTAAAGAACGTAGGCTCAATGTTCTCTTGTCCATATCGGAACTGCGGAGCGCCAACGCCGAACCTAAACCTTGGGAAGAAGTTGTCGCTGACGATAGCGATAGCTGGAAACTTCATCTTCACCCACGAGGTGAACTTTGGCATCAACCCGAGGTCAGACAGGTCCCCGTTGTATGCCTTAAAGATGTTCATAAAGACTGTCTTCCAGACATTGTTTGCTGGCACCCCGGTGCGCTCGGAAATGCGAAGGATTGCTTCCTTGCTTAGTGAGGCATTAATTGCCTTGGCAAGTGAGCTGTTGGAGCCGAGTGCCTGCTCTAGGGCAAGACCGCGAGGAAGGATCTGTTGCTCATCGCCAAGTTGCCTAATAACACGAAGCGTTTCGTTGGCCTCTCGTGTTGTCATACCAATACTGTTTGATTCAGTGATCCATCGATCACGAACCTTTTCCGAAATTATCGCACCGTAGCGACGTCGGAAGGTGTAGTTCAATGCTGACTGTACAGCGTTGCGCTTGTAGGTTAGTGTTGCCTGACCAAGGCTGGTCGGGTCAACAAAGACATCGTCTACAAGGTCGGCAAACGGAGAGAAGGCGCGAGACTGATACTCGCGTCCGATCTTGTCGGTCAGGGTCATCACCCTGCCAATGACGCCATCCTCTGGCGCAATGCCAAGTTCATACCCTGCTGCCCGTGCTTCATCTTGGTACTTGAGCGCCTGTGGTGTCAACTCGATAACGTCATCTTCTGTAATGCCACGGACGAATGACTGCTTGTTCTCATCAAGATACTTGGAGAAGTCCTCGGCAAGTTCGTCGGCATTAAGGCGAGCGAGGTTCTTGCCACCGAATGCCTCGTATAGATCGGAGTATTGATTTGCAGCGTCGCCAACAATCTTTTGGATAGCTGCTGGATTCCCCTTGGCAGCCTCAATCGCAGCCCGAAGTTCGTCCGCACGACCCTGTGTAAGCGAGCGTGCGGAGATTAGGGTCAGTCGCTGGCCAGGTCCACCCTTGAACGTCTGTCGAACCGTGGCAATACCTTCGGCCAGGCGACCAAAGGAAGACATTCTTGTAAGATCAAGGAAGTCTAGTGCATCGTCTACCTGCCCGCCTCGGATAGCTGGCGCGATTACTTCATCAAAGAGTCGTCCACCCTGCTCTGCGCTAAGGCTCAGGCCATAGCGAAGATTGGAAACAACGTACTGTCGTGCGGCATCAATGTTGCTTGGGTTTGTAAACGCAGTTAGTTCACGCTTTGAGGCAATTGCTTCTCGCACGCCAGCCGTAGTGACGGCTCGACCCTGGGTCCTCGCGCGTGTGGAAAGCAGGCTCTCCGCTTCCTTTGGGCTCTTGACGAGGATGGCATTTCGCTGAAACTTGCTTTGGTATTCGTTGGCAACCTTGATGAGACCCTCTTCTCCATCTGACTTCAAGACCTTCAGGACAAGTTCCTCGACCTCTCTAGTCCTGAACCCCATTGCCATAAGAGTGTTAACCAAGCCATCATCTCCCTCGGCGATTGGCTTGTTCAAGATCTCAATTGCCTCATTGACAACTTGTTTCTCATTGGCGGCATTCAGCCGTGGCTTAAGTGTGGCAAGGTCATCGGAGATTGAAACGACTAGGCTTTGCGAACTTCCACGAACGGCAAGAGCAGACTCTTCGGCTACGAGTCTTGCGGCACCAGCCTTGGCAAATCGACTCGCAGTGTATGAGGTTAGGCGCGAGGCTTCTGAGACGACTTGATCTGCGTCTGAGCCAGCAACGCGGGATAGGGCGCCAACATACTTCTTGGCGTTGGATGCTTTGTAGGCAAGCTCGAATACACCTGGAGCCTTTCCAGCAAGGAATGTGGAGACAGCGCGGGCAGACCCACTGGTCATACCAGTGATGGCATTGTAAACTGCGCCGACTGGTTGCCACACCTGCCAGAACTTGGCGTCTGGTGCGGCGAGTACTTCTCCAGCCCTTACGGCCTTAGAGAGTGCGCCAGCGCGTGCTGCGCCAGAGGCAATTGCGCCAAATGGAACCCACGTCAATGGATCGGTAACGAGTCCGAGGACAAGGTCGCGTGCGATGTCTGGCTTGGAGCCAAAGGTCAGACCCTCCTTGTAGATAAACTCAGCAATCTCGTCCTGTGTAGCGTTGTTGTTGAGTAGTTGCTTGATTCCGGGAACGTTGTAGTACTCCGCTGCGTTTCCGAACCCGTCCTTAAGATTTCCTTCCATAAGTTTACGGGCGGTGTCCTTGGCGATAAGGTCCTTCTGGACAAACTTGGATGGTGCGCTGATGACCTCAAGTGCAGCGCCTGGAATTCCTGATACCACGTCCCCGACACTAGGGCCAGTTTCCACTGGCTTGAACGATCCAATAGCAGACCCGACACCACCGATAGCACCACCGCCAAGCTCAAGGGCACCCTTAGCAACTCCACCGACAAGCGGGATTGACCCGACAAGTCCAAGGATTCCTTTACCCAATCCCTCAAGGGACTGGCCAAAAGTTTCTGGCTCAGATACGTTTACCGATGCACGACCAATCCCAGGGCCAAATCGGCTCTGCGAACCACCAGCAGCGGACTTACCGACACCAAAGGAGACGTCGCTAAGGATTGATGAAACCTGCTGACCGCCGCTACCTTTGCCGAAGATGCTTGGCATTACCGAGCCGTCCTTCCACCTAGGGGCGTTACCGCCCTAGTTGTAGTTCTTGGTGTTGAGATTGTTCCACTTGCGCGCTCGCCAGCTCGGAAGTCAACAAACGGCTGCGCCGTCAGAGAGAGACCAGCGCCTGGCGATGTGGTCCTTGGTGTTCCCTTTGGAAGCGGTCGAACTGAAAGCGGACCTACTTGGCTAGTTGGGGCAAGTTGCCTTGGAGCAACCGAGGTTGCGCCAGATCCAGAAGACCCAGGAATTCCTGGTAGAACAAAGTTAATTCCAGCAGATAGCGCACCACCTACCGCGCTTGGGATTCCGTAGGCAAGAGCACCGCCAGCCTGTAGCGCACCCTGTCCAACACCACCAGCCAACTTGCCAAGCTCACGGAAAAATACGTTAGCTCCACCAAGAATTCCCTCAGCGCCCTCACCAAGAACTGAAGATACTCTTTGGTTTGCCGCAAAGTCAGCCGATGATGGAACTCTGCTAAGAGGATTTGGTTTTATATTTGAGACAAAAGCAAGGTTTGCCTTGGCTGACTCTGCCTGTTGCCGTGCCATATCGGCGTTCATCTGAGCAATGCGGACACCTGAGTCTTCCGCTCGACCAGCGATAGAGTTAAGATTGCTTTCAATCTTGTTGATCGTCAACGTCATATCTGCCTTGCCTGGGGTTGAGTCAGGGATAGCAGCCGCAATGTTTCGTAGATTTGTGACCGCACCGTAGGAGCTCTGTACACGAGGATCGTCAGGGGACACCTTTGCATATGGGTTGACTCCTGGGCTCTCTAGAGACTTTAGTGCACCTGGATCAACAAAGTCAGACAGGCTGGCCTGTGTTCCGGTTTTATCCATCCTAATAGACTCAATTGTTGTATATCCATTCTGGTCCTTCTGCACGTTGACGTCAGAAGTAATTAGGGCGTCAGTTGCGCCAGAACGCTTGATCTTAGAGACATCAAATGGTGGGTTAATGTATACCTTTCCTTCTTTGGAGTCGGCATACAGCGTTCCGCCCTTAGTCTCGTAAGCAAATCCCCACGGTCGTGCGGTATCAAGGTTCCCTGCGATAGCGCCATAGATTGGCGTACCCTTGTAGGCAACCGTTACAACCTTTCCCGTAGCGGTCTGTTCGATCTTATAAAGAATACCCGCGCTTGGCGCAGGGACACCAGCAGGGATGTACTCAGTGGAGTACGTTCCGTCGGTGTTTCGCTTGCGGGTGATTACCGTCTGGCCAGTGGAGATCTGCTTGTCAAGGTTTAGGGAAATGCCAATGTTGGACAACTCGGCTGCCGTAAACTTATTATCCCCAGAGTACGATTTTTCGTTGAAGTCTTGAGCGTCGGATGAAAGCCCAGCCTGCGCCCGTTGAGCAGCTTGGAAGTCATCCATATACGTCTTCGGAACGATGCCAACTGTTTTTCCATTGAGAGCAGCATCAAATGCATTTGCTTCATTCTGGATGTTTAGGCTAACCTCTTGCCCTGCCCGGTCAGTTCCCGGCTTCAACCCGCCACCGAACGATGCTGTGGTTTCTCCTCGAAGAAACTTAACCCAATCTTTAGTGACGGCAATCTCGTCAGATGGGATTCCATCAGCGGCAGCCATCAGGGCGTCCTTAAGTTCTGACTGCTTGACGTATCGCTCAAAGGAAACGTCCTGACCAGATACCAACTTGGCGTCGGTTGACACGTCTCGAATTGCGCGAGCGTCATTAACCTTTCCTTGCGATTGAAGTGTTTGGGCATAAGCGTCTGACTTTCCGCGAAGGTCGCCAATAGCGGTCCTGATCTGTGCCTGAACGTCTGGGCTGAAGTCATCAAGCGCAGCGGCAAGCGTCACGGCTGGAATGTCTTGGAAGTTGAAGTTTGGATCGCTTGCATCAATGCCAAGTCCAGGTGCAATCAGTCGCGCGTACTCGTCCACAACCGCCTTGGCGTTATCGTAAGCAGACTCGCGGCTGCTAAGGATAGCTGCTGCGGCCTTGTCGGCAACGACGCGGCGTTGTTCTTGAACGGCGAACTTCGTCTTGGCGATGTTATTCTGTACTGTGTCTAGGAAGTCACCAGCGATGCCCGTCTCGTTCAGCTTGGATCTCCAACCGCGGTAGAATTCTAGAAGCCCCTCGTTTGCCTTCAGGACCTGCTTGTCCTTGGATGGGTTTACGCGAGCAAGAATGTCGCTCTGCTCTCCAAGTTGGTATTCGTAAAGCGATGAGTAGACGTCATACTTTACGTCGTCGTAGAGTGCTTGGTCATCAACGAAGGCGTCCATTGCCTTCTGTGATCGACCCATAAAGTCTTCTTCGCTAATTCGGTCGCCAGCAAGATCGGCGTAGAGGAACTTAGTGACGTAATCCTTTGTGATTCCGTACAGTTCACCATCATAGTCGGACCCTTCTCCCTTGAGGAAGTCAACAATCTCATCGTAGTTTTGGCCTTGGCTGCCATTGAAAGAGTTCTTTAGTTCAGTCCACGTATTGCCAACCTCAAACTCCTTAGCCTGATTGAGGAGAGCGTCGTAATACGCCATCTGGGCGTCGCTTACCTCACCACCGCCAAGCCGTTCGTTCACAAACTTCACGAGGTCGGAATACGACGGGACAGACCCGCCGAACGCGGTCCCCTCGTAGAACGCCTTGAAGAGCATCTGCTCCTCAGCCGCAAGTTGCTGCTGGACAAGCGAACGGATCGTCTGTGAAAGATCGCTTGCGCCAGTTTCAGATCGACCGAATCGTCCTCGTCGTGCCATTATGCTTGTACCTCATTAGTAGCGGTTGGGGCTGGTAGGAGGTTCTCTTCTCCCGGAGCTGCTGCGTTGGCAGCATTTGCTTCAGGCGGCAACTGCGCTTGGTTCTCTGGCTGGTTCAGTGACTGGCTTCCATCCACTGCCCCTGCCAGCGAACGCTGGGCGTTGAGTGCCTGATCTTGTGTGATTGCCATCTGTTCCTGCATTGCGCCCTGCTGCTGCTCCATCTGAGCCTGCTGCTGCATCATCTGCATCTGCTGCATCTGACCAGCAACCTGCGCCATCGTGGCAACAGCGGCTGGGTTGAGGGTGGCATCCGTCTGTTCGTCGCGGATGAGTTCCTTCTCGCCAATTGGATCTTCCACGCCCACGCGGTCCATCGCACGCTCTGCCGACCAGAGTCGGTTCTGCACGAGGTTGATCGCGGTGCTGGCAAGTTCCAGTGTGTCTCGCGGGGTAAGTTCTGGGGCGATGATCTCGATTCGGTATTCGCCAGCAATAAGTCGCTTGACGTCTCGATCCTTCTCTTCCCAGATTCGGGCGCACATCTCCCAGACCTTCTTCATCCACGAGTAGAACACCTTGCGCTTTGGCGCGAGGCGTGATTCGTAGTTTGCAATCAGGGCCGCGATGGCGCGGGACGAACCCAACACCTGCGCGGGCGCAAGGCCAAGGAGCAGGTCGTTAAGACCTGTTGCCACGGTCAACTCTCGGTCAATGCGGGCAATGTATGCTTCGATCTGGAACTGTGGAATGAACGGCTGGATGGCACGGAGTTCGTTGCCTGGTCCAGGCGTTGCCACGCGACCCGGCTTTGGCAGCGCGTTTGGCGGTACCTCGTCAGGCGCTTCGGCTCCGACCAACTGCCACATCTGTCCACCGACGATGGACTGGATCATCTGCGCCATTGCAGTGACCCGCTCGTCCTTCTCGCGGAGGAGCTGCTCAGGATCGTAGAGCGCAGGCTTGCCGTATGGGCTGCCTGGGATCTTGCCGTTTGGCAGGTGGATGTACGGGATCTGTCCGCCGTACTCTGGATGTGCCTCGTTTTTGACGAGGGTGTTGCCCACGTAGATAGCGTTGTACACCAGCGGCGCCTTGCCTGGGCCAGTGGCGACCTTGTACCAGTAGTCGTAGACTTCAATCTGCATCTGCTCGTAGGCAGTCTCGCGTCGGAGCGGGTTGCGCTCAAAGGCGTTTGCCCACACGTTGCCGATTGGGTCGTCGTGGCTGCCACGGCTCGTGTAGGGGAACCACTTCTCACCCTGCTTGACAGGAATGACGTTGACGCCGTAGTCCTCTTGGATGGACTGTGGCGACATCCCGTAGGTGTAGAGTGCCCAGTCTAGGCGGTTGTAATCGCTGTTGCCGAAGCCGAGGTAGAGGTTCTCAGGGCGCTCAATGATGGAGACCTTTGGCACGCGCTCAATTGGATCCCAGTAGACCTTGGCGGCGGTGTGCCCGTAGAGCTCCTTGAGGAGCGCCGCCTGCTCCATCTGAAGGTCCATATCGTTGGCTTCCCACCAACGGAAGTAGATCTGTTCGCGTCGCTGCGCTGCCTGACGATCCTCTGGCGTGCTGCCAGTCGGGACGTAGTTGATGACTGGTCGCACCGCCTGAATCGCCGCAGGGATCTGGACGTAGGCGTGGTGGATGTTGACCGAGACGTGGGCGCGGCCAGCGAGGCGTGCGCTTGGGTCATCGGACCAATGGTCGGCACCGCCGAGGGTGACGGTCTCTGGGTGGTAGAGGTTGTCCATACGGCGGAACAGCGCCTTCAGGCGGTTCTGCTCTGGATCGACCAACTGCTTGCGACCAAGGATCTCTTGGAGGAGCGTGTAGTCGTCGCTGTTCTTTGGGTCAATCTCCTGCGCAACGAGCGAGGACTCCAGCATCTTGAGCGAGGCTGCCTCTGATGGCGACAGCTTATCTACGTTTGGCTGGATGCGGAGTGTGCCCTGACCGCCACGGAGACCAGCGCCGAATGCACCAGGTGCACGCTTGCTGCGGTCTGCGTCAATGTTCGCCTTGAAGTTAATGCTACCGCGTGCCGAGATGCCATCGTTTGGCGTCCCGTTAGGAGCGGTCTGAACCTCCCCACCGAAGACATTGCGCTTCGTTGGGGATGTGGCAATCGGCTTGCCCTTCTCTACTGGGGTGAGGATCTGCTGACCACGGCGCATCTTTGCCGCTTTGTCCAGCGCCTTGCCAATAGATGCAATCTGTTCTGGCGTCGCTACATCGGGGTCGGTCGTATACTGCGCCGGTACGCCTCTCGTACCCTCAAACGCCGCTGGAATCTTACGAACTTTAGCCATCAGTCACTTGCTCCAAAATAGGTGAAGGTTGGATTCTCCACGCCCTTCTCAGGATTCCGCAGCGCGTGTCGCACCGCGATTGCCAGCGCCATTACGGCGTCTTGTTCTAGTTTCTTGTCGTCTAGCCGATACGCTAGAAGTTGTCGCTTGAGTTCGTCCCAAACACCGCCGACTGGCAGTTCGATCTGCCCCTTGTCGATGACCGCTTTGAGGTCGTTGAGGAGTTCCACCTTCTTCGCCTTGGTGCCACCGAAGTCAAAGCCTCGGAGCGGGCGGATCATTGAGAACTCCTGCTGGAAGAGCCTGCCGCCAAGACCAGTGGAGTCCACGATGGTCGTGCAGAAGGCGCCGTCTTGGCTGTAGAGGAGATGGCCCTCGCGGACCATATTCACCACCGCAGAGATGCTCTGCTTCCCGCCGCGCTTCCTGACCCGCACGCCGCGAATCTTGGATCGGCTGGTGATGTCCAGCGTGATCGCCCACGTCGCATCGTGTGAGATGCCGGGATCTACGCCTTGGATGTAGCGGTGGTTCTTCACTGGCTTCACATCATCCTCTAGCGGTTTGTATGCCGCAAGGACTGACTGGCTCCAGAAGAAGGCATCCCTCGCCTCGATGAAGTATCCGTCAATGTTCTGTGGGATGAGGTACTCCGCCTGTTGGCGGATCACGTCGTCAAAGTTATTCTGCGTCAGACCGTACCCGACGTTGTCCCTCGTGGAGAGGCGGAAGGAGATGAACTTGTCATCTCGTGATGGGTTCTCTGGATTCCCGCGTTCCCAGAGTTCTGCGTAATCGTTGATGCCCTCGCTCGGTGTCCCAATGAAGTGGAGCGGACCACCAGTGGAGAGTCGGCGGAGGTTGAGAACCTCTTGATAGATCATCACAAGGTGTGGCTCAAAGGCCGCCTCGTCGAATGAGATGCCGTTCATATCCTTGCCGAGCAGTGCCTTCGCTCGGTCTTGTGTGGTGCGGAAGTGGATGCTTGCTCCACCGACGATTGGATTGAACTTGACCCACGCGTACTCGCCTCGGTACTTCTTCTGGGTGTCAATGACCTTGCCCAGCTCGCGCATTATAGCACATCCGCGACCCTTCTGCGCTGGATGCGAGGAGCCGAGGATTGCCTCGATCTCGCGGAAGACCAGCTCTGCGGTCTCTTGCTGGATGCCTACGTGGTACCACTCGTACGGAGCATCGCTCCAGCGGCGGTAGGACTCTGGGTCTCCTGCGGTGGGGTTCTGTAGTCCTAGTTTGTATAGCGCGTGATGGAGGCACACAACAGCCATAGCAAGAGTCTTTCCTGCACGGTTACCTGCTGATACGACCGTCGTGATGTAGCGCGGGCGGTAGCCCGTTTCGTCACGCTCGGCGCACGCTTTCCACCATCTAACTTGCCCAGGGTTCCCCTTAATACCGAGCCAACGTTCTGCGAAGAACTCGATGTCATCTCGTCCGCGAGCGAGGTCGCGTGCGATGTCAGTGTTGAGCGGCTTCAAGCCTTACTCGCCTTGAGGCGAGATGAAATGTTCTTGGCCTTGGTGCGAGCATCCGCCTTGCTGTTAGCACCCCAAGCCTGAAGCGAGAGAAGGAGTCGGGTCGGGCGCCCCTTCTCGTCGCGTTCAGGACCTGACATATTGCCCATACGAGCGAGGAACGAAGCGCGGCGGGGATTGTCTCCACTCTTGACCGGAGCCTTAAGTGTCCCGCCTGTCTGCGCTTTATACGAAGCCCGACCCTTGGCATTCAACCCGCCCTTGGGGTTCTGCCCTTCTTTACGTTGCCACGCTGCGCTCTTCGGCATTACTTCACCTCATTGTGGAAATACAAAGTCCCAGGAAGGAACTTGATGGACTGGGCGACGGCGGCAATCCTGTTGATGAAGGTGCCGTCTGCCTCATAGTGGCGGTCTGTGTACCCAGCCTTGCGGGCCACGTCAACCTTGGCGATGTAATTGCCAGAGGTGGAGCTCCCAAGTTGGAACCGTGGAGTAGCCGCTTTAGACCACCCGCAGTATACCACATCGTTGCCAAGTTCCGCTTGCCACATCATCTCCGCGATGTAGTGCGGGTCGTAGGAGTCGTCGTGGTTGAACCAGCCCGCGTAATCAGATGTCGCCAAGTCAAGCCCCTTGGCCCGCTTGTCGTGACCCCAGTCGCTGAGGTTTGGTTCGGCGTAGAAGGTGACACCAGTGTACCGTTTGCGAGCCTCCTCCAGATCAATGTCACTAGCCAGGACAATGATCTCATCGGGCTTCCTACTCTGGGCGAGCAGTGCGTCGACCGTGCGTACCATTCCCGCTGCATCCGCATGAGCAGTCACAATCGCTGTGAAGTTTGCCACCGACTCTCCTAATGATCTCACTGGTAGAGATACCAGCGGTATATGGGATGTAAAGCATCTTGATGTCTCGCTCGTCAAGCCACTCTTGGCTGATGCCGAGCTGCTCCATCAGTGCCGGTCCAGTCCAGTCATCTCCGTGTGCAATGTACGAGATCTTCTTGTCCTTGACGAGATCAATGGTCACACCACTGTCCTCGTCGCCGACGTTGACGATTACATCCTCCACCCACTTGCAGGCTCGCAGCGACTCCATCCGCTCACCGAGCGTGAGGACGGTGGGCCGCTTGTACCGAGCAGCAAACTCGTCCGTGTTGAGTGCCACGATTACCTTGCCGCGCTTGGCGCATTGCTCCAAGAAGGCGGCGTGCCCGTAGTGGAACAGGTCAAACGTCCCGCCGACGTAGACCCACATTAGATGTCGAACTGCTTGTCTGCCGCAGCCTTGTCTTCAGGGGACTTCTCCTTGATCCCGAACGCGCTGTTCTTTGGGTCAAGGAACTTGATGAGAACCTGAAGTCCTGATGCCAGTCCTGCGGACAGCACCGTGCGGAAGTCTCCGCCCGTGATGTCAAGGAGTGGGATGCCAAGACCAAGTGCGACGGAGATGGACACCGTGATGAAGGTTCGTCCGAACTCGATCAGCGCCTCGTCTACGCCTGTGTTGTCAATAACCCAGCGGATACCCGCCTTGATGTCGCTATACATTCTGTCTCCTTACTTCCACTCAACGATGGCAACGTGCTTGAAAGCCGCGCCACCAGTCTGCTTCTTCTTGCTCGCAGCAATCTGCTTGAGCTGCTCTTCGGTAACGGAGACCCCGAACTTCTCCTTGCCCTTGCCACTGCGGGTTGGGCAGGCCCACTGCCAGCCGTCCACAGCATCCCACGCAGCGGCGGTCATATGACCGTAGCCCTGCGCGATGTGCTTCTTGTCCTTCTTGAGCCAGTAGTTCTGCCACTTCTTGTGCCACTCGCTGATCTCCACGGCTGGGTAATCCACAGCCTGCTGGACCCAGACGATGAGACCGGCACCACGATGTGCGGAGATGACGACGTCATCCCACGACTTGGCGTAGCGTGCCTTGGCACCAAGTTCCTTGGCGGTCTTAATCAGGTCACCGAGGGAAGAGCCGTTGTCGGACACTCCCTCTTTTTCCACGAACCCTGTTGCCTTCGCCTTCGCCTTGATGCCATCGCCAGCGGACGGGTCAACGGTGTACTTGGACGCCCACGCCACGGCGGCTGCCGTGCTGGATGGACCGCAATCGTCTAGGATGCCGC